TTTTATTAAGAAATCTGCATGGCGATACATCCAGTTTGATCCACAACGTTACCCCGCTGGAGACTATAAGTTCATTGCGTACTCAAGCATGGGCATTATGGCTAAAGAGCTAGAGATGACACAGATGATACAACTATTATCTATGACACAACAAGGAACTCCAGCCTTTAATCTTATGTTATTGGGTATCTTTGAGAATAGCTCAATGACTAATCGTGATGAGATGAAGCAAGCCATCATGCAAATGAACCAACCTGATCCTAAGCAACAACAGTTGCAGGAAATGGTTCAACAGTTGGAGCTTATGAAGCTACAGATTGAGATTGAAGAGATGAAGGCTAGTGCCACTCTGGATATGGCTAAGTCAGCTAAGATACAGAATGAAATGCAGGAAGGTCAATCAGAGAAAGTAATCATCAAGACACAGATGGACTTTGCTGAGAAGATGGCTAAGATTGAAAACTTACGTGCCACTGCACAGAACATACAATCAGAGACCATGCGTAATGCCCCTGAAGTAGAACATCTTCAGTCTGAAACTATCCTTAACCTAACTATGGCTAGAGCGAAAGCGCAGGGAAAATGACAAAACCAGCTAAAGGTAAAGCAAAAGTTAAAATTACTTCATCCGGTCAAAGAGTTTCTTATGGACAAGAAGGTCCCGCCGCAAAAGGGGGACGGAGAGTAAAGCCGGGGACATCTAAAGGTGACGCATACTGCGCTAGAAGCTTAGGTATAAAAAAAGGACTATCTAAGAAGAAACAAAATAACCCGAATACACCCAATAACTTATCACGTAAAAGATGGAAGTGTTCAGGAGCTAAATCAAAGTGAACGATCAAGAATTTTTAGAACAACGTCTAGACTTATGTAATAACGAAGCTTGGGGCCTCTTCATAGAAGAGCTTACCTCTATGGCACAATCGTTAGAGAACATAAAAAACATAGACGAAGAGAAGACCCTCTTTTTAAACAAAGGGGCGGTAGGTATACTTGATATGATAATAAATCTCAAGGGAACTACCAGACTAGCGTTGGATCAATTAGACCAAGAGGCCTAACTCCAGCATAATTTTAACTCCATAATCTTTATAGACGGAGGATTTGCAATATGAGTAGTGTAGTTGTTGAAGCGGTACAAGAAACCCCAGAGCAAGCGGCAGAGTTTACGGACATTAATGAGGCTCCTGTAGAGGAACAACCCATTGAAGTACAAGAGGAGGCAGAATATGAACTCCCCTCTAAATTTAGCGGTAAGTCCACTAGGGACATTGTTGCCTCATATGAGAACCTAGAGAAAGAACTAGGACGAAAAGGCCAAGAAATAGGCGAGTTGAGGAAACTAACGGACGGTATTCTACAACAACAACTTACCACTAATCAAAGCGGAACAGAAGCGCAATACGAAGAAGAGACAGATTTCTTTGATGATCCTGACGCAGCAGTCAATAAGGCCATTGAAAGTCATCCTCAGTTCCGTGAGTTTAAAGAGCAGCAGGCTTTACAGCAAGCCAAGGCTACAACTCAGCAACTCGAAACAGCGCATCCTGATTACCTTGAGGTCATTGGTGACCCTAAGTTTCAGGAGTGGGTTAAGGATAGTCCTATACGCACACAGCTTTATGTATCGGCCCATAACTATGATCTGAACTCAGCTAACGAACTACTAGGTAATTGGAAAGAACGTTCACTTATTTCTAATACAGCAGTAGCTGAAGCGGGTAAAGAAGCAAAGCGGACCGCAGCACTAAAGAATGGGAAAGGTGTATCAAGGACATCATCTGAATCCACAGCAGGTAAGAAAACCTACCGTAGGGCTGATTTAATCAGACTCCGCACAAACGATCCAGAACGTTATGAGTCACTGCAAGAAGAAATTCTTTCAGCGTATGCAGACGGAAGGGTTAAATAAATTAAACATATAAAGGAAGTTAAATTATGGCATTAGGTACAAATGGACAAGGGATCACAGAAGCGGCGAATTTTATTCCCGAACTATGGTCAGACGAAGTTATTGCAGGATACAAAAAGAACTTAGTACTAGGAAATCTAGTTACAAAGATCAACCACAGCGGTAAAAAAGGTGATACAATTCACATTCCAGCCCCTGTACGTGGTTCTGCAAACGCTAAAGTTGCAGATACCCAAGTGGTTTTGCAGGGTGATACCCACGGTACAGTAAACCTAAGTATCAATAAACACTATGAATATTCGGTAGTCATTGAGGATATTGCTGAAGTACAAGCACTCTCTTCATTACGTCGATTCTACACTGACGATGCTGGGTATGCCCTAGCTACTCAAGTAGATAACGATATATTCGCACTTACTGAAGGTCTACAGGGCGGTACTGTAGGTGGCACTGGAACATCTCTATACGAAAAAGCAGTCATTGGTGGTGACGGTACTACAGACTTTGTTGGTGGTACTTCTAACGCTTCTGACATTACGGACGCTGGTATCCGCGCAATGATCTTGCGTTTGGACAATGCTGATGTTCCGATGAGTGATCGTTGCATGGTTATTCCTCCAATAGCTATGAACGATATGCTTGGCATTAACCGTTTCACTGAACAGCAGTTCATTGGTGATGGAAATGCTATTAAGACAGGTAAAATTGGATCAATCTATGGTGTAGATGTATTTGTATCCAGCAACTGTCCTACAGTCTCTACAACGAACTCTGTCTCTGTACGCATCGGTGTGATGTTACATAAAGACGCTCTAGCTCTTGTAGAGCAAATGGGTGTTCGTTCGCAGACTCAGTACAAGCAAGAATATCTTGGTGATCTTTTCACCTCCGATACCTTGTATGGCGTAGGTGAGTTACGTAACTTATCAGGAATTGCATTTGCAGTCCCAGCAGCCTAACTAGGAGAACTATAGATGCCCGTGTATAACTATGTATGTAAAAAATGCAACAATGCTCAAGAGGAATTTAGGTTCTTGTCTGAGCGGGAAGACATGGGCATTTGTAATGCTTGTGGCGGGGAGACTTCTCAGGGAGTCTCCTCAGCTTCAAACATCCACCTAGATGGTTCTAATCCTGACTTTACTTCAGCACACAGTAAATGGGTAAAGAGACATGAGACCCAAGGTAACGGTATTAGAACTAAAGAATAAAGAAGACTATTGACTTTTTACGTATAATATGGTATACTAAGGAAATAATACAATGATCACCATGCAGGACGCTTTAGAGGATACTTCAGACTCTTTAGACTTAGAGCATATAAAGAATAAGATCACCTCAGCATATCAGAGAATGCTTGAGCAAGTCTTTAAGAAGGACAATCCAGTAGGTTCACCAGAGAAACTAGCGGAGTTTATTGAGCAAAATTCCCTTAACTTCGGAGAGCAGACAGGAGACTTTGATGAAGACTCTTACACACTTGAAGACATGCTAGATCGTCTACTTAAACAAGATGACATTAAGCCTGTCGCTGAAGGTGAGAAGATTAAATTAAATGAGCTAGTTAAGCGACGTGAGAAGAATGCCTTAGGAGGGATGTTTGGACTATGAAAAAACATAACACTAAATCAGTAGTTAAGAAGTTCCCAAAGAAGAAACCTCAGACTCCTAAGCAAGCTAAGACCGCTTGGTTAATTGAACGTAGAATCATATCCGCATAATAATAACATCTTAGTAGGAAACACCATATGTCTAATTACACAGTACAAGTATCGTGGTCAGGTAAGGATGCTTTAGCTACTTCAGACCCTGAGAAGATCATCAGTGGAGATGATATGGCTACGGAGTTCACGGCACTTCAGACTGCTGTTAACTCTAAGGTAGATACTACATCAGGCACCACAACAGGCCACACCTTAATCAACCCCGTCATTAACACTAGTGTCTCAGGTACTGCTGTACTCGATGAGGACACGATGAGTTCTAATAGTAACTCTAAGCTGGCTACTCAGCAATCGATAAAAGCCTACGCAGATGGATTAAAATCAACAAGCGAAACTCTAACTAATAAAACAATTACCTCTCCTGTATTAAACACAGGTGTATCCGGTTCCGCAGTTTTAGACGAAGATAATTTAGCATCTAATAGTGCAACAAAATTAGCTACACAACAATCAATCAAAGCGTATGCGGATTCATTAAAATCTGCAACAGAGACATTAAGCAATAAAAGTCTGAACTTAAATGCTAATACTGTGACAGGCACTCTTGCTGAATTTAACACTGCTGTTTCAAATGCAAATTTAGCTTCGTTGGCGGGGTCTGAAACTCTGACGAATAAAACGTTAACCTCTGCTGTTTTGGACACAGCGGTTAGCGGTTCTGCATTTTTAGATGAAGACAACTTTGCATCAAATTCAGCTACAAAAGTAGCATCACAACAATCAATAAAAGCCTACGTGGATGCAAAACCCGGTGTTATTGGCGCGTTAGCTATTGGCAACAATCTTTCAGATTTATCTAATGTATCTACAGCAAGATCAAATCTAGGCGTAGCAATTGGAACCAATGTTCTAGCGCCAAACGGAGACGGCAGTAACTTAACTGGTGTTGATCCACAGCTAGGATTTAAGAACGTAAGTTCGTGGGCAGATAGTGCGGTTGAAACTGTTACACTAGACACCGCCGCATCTGCTATCGGCAAAGCTGATGTCACTGTTTGGGAAGAAATCCCAGATGTCAATAAAACGAATAGTGTCTGGGATGTCGTAACAAACGAGCTCGGTTTTGACTTAATCGACAGCGCGGCATCAGTGACACTAACCCCCTCTGCAACCACCGGAACAGCGGTATCGTTTACTTTAGGAAGTGGAACTTGGGCTGCTTCAGACAGAT